CTCTTTTCTTGAGTCCTTATATCTTCTCTAACCCAGAATACAATATGGGCGGTATGGTTGGTATCAATACAATCAACTTGGTTGCTACTCATGATTCTACTTGTAAGAGACTTTGGAGAACATCCACAAGTTCATACACACATTCCACATTCTTCGGTGTATATAACGTTTCCAGCAACCCTTTTCAGGGAAGTACCAGTCTTTTGTTGAACTTCCTTTCAACTCAATCAACAGACCTTATACCGAGCCGACAAGTTTTACCCTATATGGATTTTCCACGCTATTTGTCCTCAAATAGTTCATCATCTGTTTCTGCTGGAGCAACTGCTACTCTTACCTCGCAAAACATTCAACTTAACCAACTTCCTGATAAATTCATTATCTGTGTCCGTAAGCCAATGGTTGATATGACCAATACCGATTCTGATTCTTTCTTCCCTATTACTGGAATCAGTGTAAATTTGAACAACCAATCAGGGCTCTTGTCGTCTTGCAGTCCCCAGCAGTTGTGGAAACTTTCAATTGAAGCAGGGTCAAGCCAGTCATACAATGAATTTCGTGGTGTTCAGTCTGTTAATGACAACGCTACAGGTGTTGGTGCATCTGTTAAGACAACAGGTTCTCTTCTTGTTCTTTCCCCAGCAATGTCGTTGAGCCTACCAGCGATGCTGTCAAGCGGCTCTATTGGACAATTTCAATTCCAGATTCAAATTACTTGCACGAATCCTTACGCCACTGCAATCACTCCAGAAATTTGCATTTGCTGTGTAAATAGCGGAATTATGGTTAATGCCGCAGGTTCCAGTGCTATTTATACTGGTATCCTTACAAAAGAGATGGTTGTTTCCACAGCCACTGAAGACGAAGTTCCAGCCCTTGAGGTTCCAGAATACACCAGAATGGTTGGAGGTAAAATGGCGAACTTTGGTGCCTTGAGAAAAATGTTAATGGGAAAAATTGGACGTATGAGAGCAGGTAGAACTGGCTCTTCATCAGGAGGACAATCTGCCCACTCTGGAGGTGTTCGCAAATATATCTAATTTTAGGAATTAAATTTTTTTCTCACTTTAATGTGTGGAATCCGATTCTCATCATTTCCAGTATTCAAATTATTATCTGATACGCCCAATAAAATCTTTTTTTTAGAATTACATTCCGCCGCATACGAAAATTATATATAAGTAATATATATAATGTTCCATAATTATAACAACAACTTGGATACTCCTGAAAACAGAGGAATCGCATTAACTTTAGCAGATTTTGAAGACGTACAAAGAGGCTATCCCAGTCCTTATGTTGAGTCAAATCCACAGCCTGATGTTTATTACGTAAAACAAAGGAATTTCGGAGAAATCGGTTTAGGACAAGGTGATATTAGGCGTGATAGATACGCATCTGGAAGAGAGGGTATGTTGGGTGCAACCGCTATACATTACCCAGAAATTAAAGATGTGTTTAGTCAATATGGAATGTCAAAATTGGAATCCGCAATGGGCGGACCAGCCACTTTACAACCACGTCCAGATGGACAATATACAGGTAAGGTTCGTATGACTCCCCCAGTATCTGGTGGGGGTCGTTTTATTGATTCAACCACTCCTATTCAACACACTCTCAAGTATGTACAAGAAGAACGAGAACGAGGTGCTGGTCAAAATACTTTTATGGTTGGAAAACGTGGGGAGAATCCCAGACCAGTTTCCCATCGTACTCCCAAAATTGCAAAATTGGGTAAAACTCTTGTTATGAAAGGCGAACAAACTTTAGGTCAAATACACGAGGCTTTACCAAAAAAAAGAGGAAGACCAAAAGGCGGTATGAAACCTTTAGGGAGCGACCCAGCCACTTATACGCCCAAATCGGTTAGTGGTGGGAAAAAACTTCATTTCATTCAACGAGGCGAATCCCCAAAAGGTTGCGAAATGGGTATTTTGTGTGGTGGTGCCGAAAAGAAAGGTTTAGCAAAAAAGGTAAAATCTGTTGCAAAGAAATTGGTGGCTGATAAAAAAATAGGTAAGAAAATTACTGGTAAGTTCGCTATTTTAAATAAAGTCCTTTAAGAAATTATTTTATATATTGAATATATATAGAATATGCCGAGAGGACAAAAAGGTAAATCTGATGCACACACTGGATACGACTACGAAAACTTACAGGGTATGCCCCATACCCAAGTTTCAAATTCTGGATTTCAATCCGCAACTGCTTTACAAGACGGACGATACATTCAAAGAGGGTCTAATCCTTACACTGACTATTTACATCCTGAATTGTCAATGAGAAACCCTGTTGGAGGTATGCGAGGACAGGGACCATACCACATTTCTGGCGGACCGATTGAAGTTGGACAACCAAGACAAATTGGCGGAAAGAAAGGAATTGGAAAAGCATTTAAGAAAGTAGGTAAAGCCCTACAAAAACCAGCAGAAGCCGTTGCTACTCAATATTTGGTAAATGCTCTTACAAACCCTGCCGTTGATGATGCTCTTTTGGAAGGGGCAGAGGTTGGAGTGATGGCGGCGGCTGGACGAAGAAGAGGAAGACCCCCAGCAGGTGGTAAAATGCACGTCGGAAAAGCACTTAAGAAAGTTGCGTCCCATCCTATTACCAAGACGATTGTCAAGAAAGCCACCCCTATTGTGCAAAAACAAGGAGAGAAAGCACTTAAGAAAGGTATTGAAAGTCTTGTAGCAGGTTTGACACAGGACGAACAACAAGAAATGTCTGGTGGGCGTAAAATGAGTCTTAAAAAGATTGCTTCCCACCCCATTACCAAGAAAATCGCTGACCACGTTGTTAAGACAGCCACTCCTATTGTGAAAGAACACGCAAAGAAAATGATTAAAGAAGCCTTATCTGGTTCATCTTCGGCGGAACCATCTGGAGGAAAGATTAAGATGGGAAAAATTGGAAAATCAATCGGTAAAGAGGTTGGAAAATCAGCACTCAAAGTTGGTACTGATGTAGGAGAACAAATGTTGGTGAATTATCTTGCTGGAGAGGGAAGGGGTGATAAAGTTCGCCAAGCAATTGACGATATTGAAGATTTAGGCTCTGATATTAAACGTATGTATAAGAGCAGACGAGGAGGTTCCCTATCAGGCGGTGCAAGGTCTGAACGTGCGGCGATTGTAAAACAGGTTATGGCTGAACGAGGCTGTAGTCTTCCACAAGCATCCAGAATCGTAAAAGAAGAAGGATTGTATGGAGGACGAATGGGTGGAGACCCCAAGCATTCCCCTTTGGGTCGTTTCATTTAATTGTTTAGAGACTTTAGCACTAAAAAATATTTGACAATTATTTTATGTATGCTTAATATATAAAATATGCTACCTGCTTATCAAACAAGTGAATTGGAATACGACAATCGTATTAAAAGGCGTATCAATAAACTACTGGGGGAAAAATATACGAATACTCAACTTCTTACTTATCAAGGACAAGATGCACAAGCCGATGATTTGTTCCTTTCTTTAGAAAAAATGTTGTACCTGATTTACGCTCTTCTTCAAGAATCACACACTTATTTATTCGCTATTGGAACACAATCTGAAGAAGCCAACAGGATTCATCGTGCTCCTCTACCACCTACTCCTGAAAGACCACAAAGAGGAAGACAAAGACTTTTTCCCACTGGGGAAGAAATAGGAGACCACATTCAACACGCTCTGGAACAGAACCAACGCTCTGTGGTTCGTACCATCACTGGTGTCGGCTCATTTAGAGGACAAATGGGACAACTTCTCAAACTGGGTAATACACTCAAAGAATACATTAAAGATATTGCTCCAAGATTCAACTATTTGAATCAAGAACAAGTGGATAGATTAGATGACCTTATTAAAATGGTGTATGACATTTATGACGATACTCTTTCTTTCGCTTTACAAGAACTTCAGTTGGCTCGTGGTGTAGGTGCGAATGAAGAATTAGTTGCATCTCAACAACTGATGGGAGAGGTTAATAAACAAGTCATTCAAAGACTTCCTCAACTACAACAACTCATTATCAACTATAACCCTATACAAGCACCAGTTAATGCTGGTAGTATCAATCAGAACGCAACTGGAGATGGATATACAATGGATGCTGGTAATTATCTTGGACAATATACTTAAGCAAGGGTGGATACGAAAGTGTAGGGTCATTTGAACCAGTGTAGGGTCAGTGTAGGGTGGATTTTGGACCCTACACTCCAGATTTCTTGGATTCCTCACACTAATCCCTACTCTTTTATCCCAAAGTGTAGGGTGTGTAGGGTGTGTAAGGTAAATCTGATATTCTACCAGAGAATTTTTTTAGTCCAAATATTTTTTTCTATAATGGAGTTGCATCGGACCCTACACTGCATCCAATCCTGCACTTTTGGGATAAAGAGTAGGGATTAGTGTGAGGAATCCCAGAAATCTGGAATGTAGGGTCAAAAATCGGACCCTACACTGGTTTGGACCCTGCACTGACCCTACACTCCTGCTTTCTCTGAATAGGCGGTCGGTAAATATCTGCCCTGAATCTGAAATTTATTATATCCTGTATAGTATATAATAACTTGTGATGTCATCTGAACCAGTAAATAAAAAGTTGTACGAAAAAGTCAAGAAAATGGCTGATGAAAAATACAAGACTCACGGAGCCTATAAGAGTATGTGGATTGTCAAGAAATATAAAGAATTAGGAGGAAAATACAAAGGTAGGAAAGATACGAGTCAAGGATTGACAAGATGGAAAAATGAGAGGTGGGAAAGTTATGCACCAAATCTTCCGTACCCTGTATATCGTCCCACCAAACGGATTACAAAAGACACTCCTTTAACGCCAAGTGAAATAGACCCACAAGATTTATTCATTAAAGCCATCCAGAAACAATATATCAAAGGTAAGGCAAATTTACCACCATTTGTAAAAGATATTTTATAGATTTAGTATATAATGGAAACTCTAAATCGTTCAGTATATTCAAGAGAAGAAAATAAAGTATTTAATCTTCTGACTATCACAGGAAGATATAAAATAGTCGGTAGTCAATCAATACCGCACATCAAATACAAAAGCGATTTTGACCTATTGGAATATTTCAATACTTTAGACGTTGGTAAATATCCGCAACAAATATTGAAAATATTTCAGAAGAAATTTGAACGTGCATCCAAAGACCCTAATATATTTATTACCGATTTCAAATGCGGAGAAGATGACAAAGGGGAACCGCTACGATGGACGAAACAAACTATCAAAAAAGGCAGTCAGGTTGTGGGCGGTAAAGAATATAAATTTGTAGATGTTTTACTGCAAAAATCCATCATCAAAATGGATATTATCGCCTTTATTGATGGTATAGCCACAGAATTCACTGAAATGTATTACTTCACACTAAATGGGTACCAAAATTATGACAATAAACCGATTGAGAAAATATACGAAGAAATATTAGAAGATGGTCGTGAATACCTTAAGCAAGGCAACGTTATGAAAGCACTCAAACGTGTGTATGCATCTCTCAATCTATTAGATAAAGAAAAGCCGATAAGAAAAATGCTGGTTGAATTCTTTAACGGACACACTGGTTGGCTCAATAGTGTCAAAAATGATATTGATACTCTGAAAACACTGACTGAAAACAAGTTTCGGAAACCACCAAGAGACAAAGTCAAACACAATATCTCTCTCATTCAACAGAAATTAACTAATTGTCCTGAAAAACGACTTAAAGAAGTCGCTATAAATGAACTTGAGGAGATAAAGAATAAAGTCTCTCTGAAACAAATGCCCAAAAGATTAGACGAAATCAGGGAATATATACAACAAAAAGTGAATAAAGAGTCCCACGCATTTGTGGAGAAACATCCCAAACTAAAATCATTCTTTTAGATTATTATTCGTAATGAAAAAACAGGAAAATTTATTATATTTAGGTATTATATATAATGAATTTAGAGTGTGAAGGTAGTCCTATAGCCCTTATAGTGGAAGACGGCAAAAAAAAGAACTCCATTATCAGTATTGAAAAGGATAAGGATAAAGTGAATCATTACTTTCAGGACTTCAAGTGTCGTCCCCATCAACACATCCAGCCCTTACCTGATGTCAGTAAGGAGAGAACCATCTTGTATGTATCAGGTCAGTCTGGTAGTGGTAAATCGTATTTCTGTAAGAATTTTGCCCAGCATTATAAGAAATTGTTCCCCAAACGTGATGTGTATTTATTCAGTGCATTAGCCGAAGATAAAGGCTCTATTGATAAGGTCAAAGACATTAAGCGTGTAAAGATACACGAAGATGGCTTCTTGGTTGAACCGATTGATACCCACGACTTTAAAGACTCGTTGGTTATCTTTGA